GCACGGCGCTGATGAACTTGGAATGCGGTGGATTTATTTCCTTCCGACCGACACGGAGATGGACGACTTCGTTGCCGACCGAGTTGGTGGCGTCATTGAGAATTCAAAATATCTCAGAAGCCGGGTTGGTTCGACAGACAACTCTGGCCTGAAAAAGATTGGCGACCAGGGCGGGCTTTTATATTTCCGTGGCCTTTGGACACGCAGGCACGCAAAATCGGTTCCCGCCGACGGATTGATATTTGACGAAGTTGACGAAATTAATCCTGAATTAATAGCGTTCGGCGAGGATAGAGTCCTTGCTTCCGCCTGGCAGACCAAGGTTTATTTGTCTGTCCCAAGTTTTTCGGATATCGGAATTGATAAACTCTTTAAAGACTCTGACCAGAGATTCTATCTAATCAAATGCAAACAATGCAACACTTATGCTTCGATAGACGAAGACTTCCCAAAGAATTTTATACCCGTTCCCGAATCGACAAAGAAATTATTTCCCAGCGGCGCTAAATATTATCATGGCTGCATCAATTGCGGGGCGGAACTTGTTGTCAAGGATGGCGAATGGGTCGCAAAACATCCGGGCGCTCCCCGACGAGGATATCATGTCTCTCGTCTAATTCAGGAAAAACACCCGCCAGACTTTGCTAACTCAGCTACATATTTAATGGACGAATTCAAGCGAGCGCACGGTTCGCAAATCCGAATGAGCCGTTTCACTATAGCCTTCCAGGGGATGCCGTTTGATGGCGAGGGCGCCAGACTAACAGAAGAACTATTAGATTCGCTCGAAATACAGGACGAGGGATGGCGATATAGCGGAAGCGGGATGTTCCTTGGATGCGACCAGGGCGATATGCTTGACATCGGTATTTTTTGCCGTGTTGGGGAAAAGTTACAGCTAATCTATTGTGAAAATACCCAGGAATGGGACCGGCTGGACATGCTGATGGAGAGATATGGCATCGTCATGGCCGGGGTTGATGGTAATCCCAACCGACATAATGCGAAGAAGTTCGCCGCAAAATGGAAGAAAAGAGCGTTCATTCAAGATTTCACTGGGGACAAGATACAAGATAAAGTCACAATGCACGAGGGGAAGACAGAGGTTCGTTGGGTAACAACGGAACGAACACAGAGTCTGGACGCAACAGTGGATTTCGTTGAGTCTGGTAGGCTGATGCTTCCCGACAGAAGGATACTAACCGGACGGGATCTCACAATGTATGAGAGGTTCCGCCTTCATGTTCGTAACTTAAAATCCAAACTTGAAACACCATTGACGGGGGCGGCTCCACGCAGAGTCTATTTGCGTAATGTTCCCAATCATCAGGGCATGGCGTTAAACACCGCCAGAATCGCAGCGTTTGAGTTGGGCATCCGTAGGCCAGTTACAGGCACAGCTCCACAGTTTATCAAGTGGGGGCACGCATGAGTTGGCTTTCCAGTATATGGAACGCTAAACCGAAAAAAGGCCCTGCGCCCAACATGATAGCGCGCATATCCACGGATGACACCGAGTCTTGGACAAGTTCGTTTCAGAGCTATTCATCCGGCATGGGATGGATGGCGGCTAAGTATCCATTTGAGTGGCTACCTTTAATTGATACGCTATACAAATTCGAGCCCAACTGCCGAAAACACATGCTGTCGACGATAGCGCTCGGAAACCCCGGACACAACCTCGAAATAGACACGCCAAATGAATCCAGGGCAAGAGAGGCACTGATCCTTTGTAATGATTTGGCTGCACGATGTTTCCCTCGCTCTAGTGGCGCTGACGGCCTGATAAACGGGATGCTGAGTCAATCGGCCCGGTCGGGTGGAATGTGCTGTGAGTGGGCTCCAGACGCAAAGATCACACGAGTTGAGAGAGCATATCTGCCTCCTGTCCGCACAATCAGATTCAGACGCAAGGCCGATGGATCGGTTGAGTTGGGACAACTACAGAACAGTTTATTTGTAGCGCTCAATCCACTTCAGACATCGTTTCACGCAGTCTACTTTGAAGACGAGAATCCATATCCTATTCCGCCCGTCCTGGCGGCGCTTCAGCGACTTGGAAACCACAAGAAAGTCATGGAACACATTGAGGCGTGGTTCAACAAACTGTCCGCAATGGGATTCCTTTCGTTGGTGGCTGAACGACCAGAAAACATGGGACAGCCTGAAGACGAATACAAGGCCAAGTGCGCCGAGCAATTAACGGCGATGAGCGAGGTCGTAAAAGAGAATCTGAGTTCAGGAATTATCCTGAGTTATGACGACATGACCGCAACGTTCAACAACACCAATGCTGGCGCTGGCGGGGCCAAACAAATAGCGCAATTGATAGACGAGGACATGTTCGCTGGCCTGGGCCGTGACCCGGTTATGTTTGGACGTTCATTCTCTCGTTCAGAAACGTGGTCCAAAGTCGCCTACGAAGAATTGACCGTTGAGATAAAGAATATTCAACAGGGCGTAAAGAGGTCACTGGAACACGGGCATAGATTGAATCTGGACCTTCAGGGCTTTGGTGACTGTGGCGTCAAGGTATCTTTTAAACCTATGCGTTCACTAGACGGATTCCGGGACGCAGAAGCGGAAAAGATGCTCTCGGATAAAATATTCGCCGCATGGGATAGACAGTTAATTGATGACGAAAAAGCCAGAAGATTACTTGGATACGAAGATACATCCGCAAACGCCGGGAAGTTTATAGCGTCATTCAACGATGGCTCATATAAACTAAAGGAATTCGAACGGACGACATATCCCGTCAGTCACAGGAAAGCCAAGACCGATACTTATACGGACGTTGATTTCAATCTGAGCGATTTACCCGCACTTATGTGGCCGATAGGCGAAGGGTCGCCGAGCGACGCTAGAGAAGCAGCCAGAGAATATCTGTCAGAGATTCAGGACATATTATCTGTCGCCGGTTCAATTGGTGTTGACGCTGTTTATGAATGGGCGATGCAACACGAAATCCCGTTTGTAGAACAGTTTGTTGAGGAATGTTTCGCTCTTTATAGGGACAAAGTTGAGGCTGCGATAAGCCGTGCTACTGTCACCAGAATAGCAAAAGACCACCTTGAAATTATATGGAAAGCCGGGAAGTCTGACCCAACTATCTATGGACCATCACAACGCATAGGTATTGGCGAGAGTTTCGACCTGCCAGACCGCAGGGCCATAGAATACATGAGTCGAGTTGACAGAATGGATATCAGTCGGTTCGTGTCAGATTCGCCTGCCCGTTCCAAACAAATACAAAACTGGATCCAGAATCAATACCTCGAACAGGGCCTGGGCATTGGTCGTAACCAAGACCAGCTAGACAAGTTTTATAATATGTTCGGGAGTTTCTCCGAGAGGCTTACCAACCACACGTCAAGGGTCATAATTGATACCGCTACCCAGCGAGCCAGGAATAACGGTGGCATTTATGGATTATCCGAAGAGGGCTTTAGAGAATTCAGAATCACCGGACCATTAGACAAAATTACCTGTAAATATTGCAAGAGCATGATTGGTCGGACATTCCAGGTTGCAATAGAAAAACAGCGAATTGAAAACATAATCGACACTGGAGATGAAAATATCTCAAGGTTCGACCCGTTTATACACAAAAGATACCCAGGCAAAGACGGGTTGGAAGAATTGAACAAATCCACCGATGAAGAAGTGCAGAAAAGCGGGATGGTGACTCCACCGTTTCACTGTTTGTGCAGGCATCGCTTAGTTGCGGTGGTGTGAGGGATAGATGCAAGAACCAAAATACCGGATAGAAAATGGCCGGAAGATTTACACGATGGAAAGTCGGATTGACTGCGTTAGACGACCATCAGCGCCAAAAACTAAACCACCAAAAGTGATGACATTTAACGGCGACCCCAGAGAACTAGGGCCCGCCGACCCGGTCGATACATCTGAAGATCCTGACGTGGTCAGCGTCCACATGAGATTGATTACAGCGGCTAACGCTTTTCCCTCTGTTGGTTGGTTAGGCCCGCAGCTTGTTAAATACGGCCACAACGATGGCCAGGCAGTGAAAGAAATAGTCCAAATTATGAGCGAAGCGTCGAGGCCAGTTCCTTTGATGTGGAATCATTCTTATGACGCTCACGA